TCCCTTGTGTATTCAAACACTTCTTTTACGGCAACATTAACTCAAACAAATATAAACATTCTCGCCTACCTAATGAAAAAATATTGGTTAGAAAGAGTAATTGATGACATAAAACAAATGAACATGATGATAACCGACCATGATTTTAAGCGATTCTCGGAAAGTCAAAACATGACTTCTAAATTAAATCGATACCGAGAAATGAAAGAAGAAGTTTCTCAAAAATTGTTGGAATACGGATATAAAAACAACGATTGGGCCTCTTGGATTAACGGAACATTCTGGTCAGGATAGGAGGTTTCATGCCAACATATAATTATATATTTGCGTCAGGAGGAACCTCTATAAACAAGAATCCGAAAGAATCATTCAAAGAATTGTTTCAGGAAAACTTAACCGACTTATTTTCGGCATCTTCAACTTGGCAAACAATAGAAGAAGAAGTGCCGTTTGGCTCTGGAGAATTCCAAGAGGTTAATGTTCGGGTAAATAGGGCAATACAAAGTAGCACGGCAGACAAGAAAGGGGATGACTGGAAATTAATTCTTTTTGAAGATTTAAATCATGCTACGGGATTAGGTTATAGATACCGATTTTCTGACAATGATTGGATTGTTATTAATTCCGAGATAGTCCTGAATTTGGCCGCAAGCGCAACGGTGCGAAGATGCAACAACGTGCTTCGTTGGATAGACACAAACGGGGCTTATTACGAAGTTCCCTGTGTCATAGATATGCCCATCGAACAGACTAGGGACTATACTGCGGTTACATCCGCAATTGTAACCCCAATGGGCGTGATACAGGTAACGTGCCAACATAATTCTTCCAGCAACAAGATAAAACCAAATCAACGTTTCCTATTTGGAAATGCGGGCAATTGGACAGCATGGAAGGTTTCGGGCGGTGGTATACAAAATTACAATAACACAAAAACTGCCGACAATACGAGTGCCGGATTTATCGTCTTGTCAATGGAAAGAAACTATGACAATGTTGATAGCGACGACCTTACAAACGGTGTTGCGCGAATTGAAGGGGATGTGTATGCTATAACCTTAAATAAGGCAACTTTGGGAATCGGCGTTGCTCAAACATCTCAACTTTTAGCAACCGTGAAATTGAATGGAGAAACAGTCACAAGAACTGTTTTGTGGTCAATTGACACAACATCTAAAGCAACTGTTTCTACAAGCGGGCTAGTAACCGGATTGGTGGCAGGAACGGCGACAATAACCTGTGCGTTGAGTGGAAACGAAGATGTTCACGCTCATTGCGCCTTAACAGTTTCTGCGTCTGCTTCTGACGTATACGATGTTCGAGTAAGTCCAACCACAAACTATGTTTTGGAAGGTGCTACTCAAACGTTTGACGTATATCTTTTCAAAAATGACGCATCTCAATCTGCCATATTTACTTTTACAATGCTTACCAATTCTATTCCAACAACCAGTTATACTTATACAGTTTTGAATGATAACCAGTTTAGAATAAAAAACATTGTCAAATATTTAGTTGAACCAATTATTATTCGTTGTGTTTCCGGAAGTTACACTAAAGACGTAAGCATTTTATTAAAAGGAAAATGGTAGGTGAAAAATGGTGATACCTATGTCTAATATCGGAAAAGATGCTTATAATCAATTTAGCCAATATGCAAACTTTTCCTACAATTGTATTTCTTATCTAATGGATAACAACGAGTTGGTTTGGAAACTTTTATATTACAAGACTCCTGATGCTTGGAATTTATCAAACTTGAGTTCTGCACAAAAGGCGGCTCTTATTTATAAAGGGGAAGAAGATGGTTCGCCGTTCAGGGTTTTCTTGGATGGAGGTATTCCTGATGTTTGGACAGACCAAAGTTGTATTATCCGCATCTCGCCTTTGAACATGATTGCTAAAAATAGAACGGTGGGAATTATAGCAATGGTGTTTGAGGTTTATGCCCACTACAAGATAAATTCTCTTTCCAATTATACCACAAGAGTTGACACAATTGTTCAGCAATTCTTGGAAGTTTTCAACGGTATCGAAATTGGAGGATTGGGGAAGCTTTACTTTGATATGATGCGAGATACGGCGGATAAACTTATGGCGGGCGGAAAACTTCCGTTTTCGGGAAAGAGGGTGTTTATGAGTACCAATGTGGCTTAGGTAAAAATGGGAAAATACGATATTTACACAACGTTTGACACCCCTGTTCCATTTAGAAAAATGGATAAAGAGCTTTTGTTCTATCCTGTTCCGGTGAAAAAGATTTTCTATTTTTCCGCTGTTTCAGAAGTCCTTCTTCTTGAAAAAAATGAAGGAATAAATATTTCTCCTGAAGAAATGTTGAAAAGAATTTCCATGTCTTATCTGGATTATCTCTTTGCTTCTGCGACGGAAGAAAATCAATACTTCTCAAAGCTGAATGTTTTGTTACGTCTTTGTTTGAATAAAGATGAAGATGAATCATACAAAATCAACATGGGATATGACGGAGCAGAAAAAGCCGCGCTTGTTATAGATGGAATGCTGTGTACAGGTAGCGACTTTGAAACAATCCGGGAAATTATTGCAGAACAAAATCTGCTTGAGTTTCCGGACGAAAGTATTCAAAAGGAACTTCGCGATAAATTGGAAGAGGCAGAGAGATACAAGAGCAAGGCGTCGGGGGCAGTTAAGCCCGGAACAATGGAAGACCTGTTGATTTGCGTTCTTATCTCTTCTCCTTTCAAAAACATGGAAGATGTCTATGGCATGTCCATTCGGAAGTTCAGGAAAATTCTGGAACGTGTAGATGCAAAAATGCACTACCAAATATTTGTTACCGCGTCAATGAGTGGCATGGTGGAATTGAAAGACAAATCTGTACTTGCACACTGGACGCGAGATTTATCCAAAAAGCGATATTCTGATGTCATGGTTAATCCCGATACTGTTGCTGAAAAGGGCGGGTTGACCAAAAAATAATTTTAGGAGGAAAATAAAGTATGAGTGAAAAATTTATTGTTTCTGTAGGCGATGTTCGTGCCTACGACTCGAACCAAAACCTGCTCTTTGTCGGCAAGACTTTGATTGATTCTTCGTTTGAGCAAACTCTTGGTTCAACCCCGATTCGTGGTGGCAAGGGCAATGCGTTGCTCAATATTTACTACCACACCGCCGAAGTCAAGATTACCGTAACGGATGCTCAATGGAACTTGGCGTTCCTTGCGGCCAATGTTGGCGGGACTGTTGGTACTGGCGCGAATATTTACACTGAGGAAACCGTGACGCTTGGTGCTTCTGGTACAGGTACGGTTACTGGTACTCCAATCGCCGTTTCTGGTGCGGTTATCTATGGTTGGCTAACTCTGCCTGCCGGAACAACCGAGCGCGTGACTTTCTCTGGCAAAACTTGGGCGACTTCTTCTGGTTCTCAGAATGACGTGTGCTGTGTTCGTTATTACGCTCTCAACTCTGCCGCTTCTCAATTGATTATCCCATCCAACATTGTGCCTTCACAGATGCGGCTGGAAATTGATACTCAGTTGGCCTCGAACAGCACTACGACCACCAACATTATCGGCAGCGTTCAAATCATTGTTCCTGCGGCTCAGGCTTCAGGCGCATTCACGATTAGCACCAAGGCCGATGGCGTTTCAACAACTGCGTTGAACCTGATGGCTCTTCGTACTGTTGATACTTCTACGGCTTCCTGCACAAGCGCCCCTTATTATGCCACGATTACCGAAATCGTTACCTCTGCAAACTGGTACGACGATGTTATTGCCATTGGTATTCAGGGCGGCGACATTGCTCTTACTACGGCCACTTCTCCAAAACAGCTGGTAGTTTGGGCCGTAACTTCAACTCCGGGTAAAGCTCCGTTCCAAGTTCCGTTGACTGGAACTTCAATGACTTTTGCTTCGAGCGCAACAGCCTATGCTACCGTTGGCGCTAACTCCGGCATAGTTACAAAGGTTACAACGGGTACGACCATCATATCTACAACCATTACCGCCAAGCCAAGCATAGACGCGTCCGTGACATGCGCTGTTTCTTAGTGATTTAAATTCGTTTTGGATGGGGAGGTTTTATCCTCCCCACTCTCATAAAAAGGAGCAACCATGCCAAAGAAAACAAAATACGCGGATGTTTTTGAAAAAGAAGAATCCGAAAAGAAAGAAGAAATCAACGAAGAATTGCCCGATGGTCTGGTGATTACTCCAATTGTTCATTATCGAGAAGATGCGTTAAAAAAGAAAGATGAACCGCTGGAGCATAAAGCAGAAATTGTTTCCGAAGTTTTTGTATGGTATTTTGATGAATCGGGAAATATGAATCGTGTCGTAAATCGTTGGAAGGGTTTGCAAAAGGGAGATATTTTCTACACTTAGAAAAGGAGTTTTATATGAAACTGCCAACATTCCTGTCCCTTGACCCTTTGCAATGGTTACTCTTGTTAAGCG